CTTATAATCTGCATCTCACTCGTCGTGATATAGAGAACCACGTTAGCGGCACATTGCAGTGCATTCGCCCCGATGATCGTCATTCATTGGAGACGCATAACACTATTCAGAAACAGCACTGGATGGTTCTCATTGATCACGATTATTGGATAAATTGGGTGGAGTATTTGTGGCTCCCTCGTCCGTACTTCGTTTACACTTTCTGTCCGCGATCCCCTTGTGGTTCTATTGATGGGCTGCGCTGGACGGTTAACGATAAGAATGAGATTCACGCGACTCTGTCTAGCGGGGCAGAGTATAAGCATCAATTGTGGGACTACTCCTTGGAGTCAGTTGTTGCTGAGTATCCCGGCTTGCGTATTACTTACGCCGTCGAGAAACGCCGCGTTGATGACCTTTACATGGTAATCCTCCTCGTCCCCACTGCTGTCGAGGCAGCACCCTCGGATCTGGCACCCGCCGTCAACATCAAGCGGATGCAACTCTATCATCGTGTTAATACTATTATGTCTGTCGCCCTGAAGAAGAAGCAAGAAGCTGCTATACTTTGGACGGAGTCGGCCACTGGTGACCTCGAGATGCAATTAGGCATCCCTGGTCAGTTCTCATCACTTACCGTGCCACCTGGCATGGCTTCAATGTTACATGCGCGTGCTCGTGCTGATAAGTTGAAGTTTGAGGATCTTGCAAGTATTTGTACCCCTGAGTATAAGGAATACACGCGCCAGGCACAAAGCATGATTAGTATGGCCTACCCTATCGATATTCTGGACCATCCCTTCACTAAGGGCCGTAACCCTGCTGTTACTGCCATTACGTACCATCGTCCGGACCCCACTGATTTGTTCCCACAGCTGAAGCCATCAATTGCGGTTCTCTGCCAGCCGATTGTTGACAGCGCATATGCTCCTGCCAAAGCACGTGAGAACGATAAGTGGTGCATCGAGAAGCGGGTCACCGCGATACACAATGAGCAGATTGAGATGCCTTCTGCCCACCAAACCTGGGCCGCGGAATTCATGTCTTTGTTGATTCCGCAGGTACATGCTGGAGCACCAGTTGAGCTCCAATCGGTGATTGCTTCGCAAACGCGACCGACACAACGGAGAAATAATGACGCAGCCAAACGGCTTGCAGATTTTTTCGCCGCACAGTGCATGCACCTGAAGTCATTCCAGAAATCCGAGGTGTATCCTTCAATTAAGGATCCCCGCAATATTACGACAACCCCTACTGAACACTGTCTACTTTATTCACAATTTACACAGGCCCTTGCCGCTTATATGAAACAATTTAAGTGGTATTGCTTTGGGCAGCATCCTAGT